CATCCATTTATCAAGGCGGCGTCAGCGCCCAAGCGATCAACGCGAACATGGCCGCCGCCGACACCACCACGATCGAAGCCTGGACGCGGATATCTTGATCGATGCTCGGTGCCACCATGACAGCGCAAATCACGGCAGCCACCGCGACAACCAAAGCGACGATCACACCACGCATTAGACCGGCGACAAAGGCTCGCCATCAATAGTCGCGCACTTCACCGCCCACATTGCTGCATTTTCGTAATGCGTCATGGCGAGCGAGGCCAGCCTGGAATCATGCGACTTCAGCGTCTCACAGATATCGATCAGGTCAGCCGTCTTTCGATTGATCAGATCAACCAGCGGATGACCACTCGGCCTTGGCCGCATTCTTTCCTGGCCGATGCCCATCTCCGACGTTCCCGTCAGCGGCGCTGAGGCTGCTGAGGCTGCTGAGGCTGCTGTCCAGGTGCAGGCCGCTGCCCCGGACCAGGCGGGTGCTGCTCGGGCCGCGGATTCTGCGTCGGGTTGGGATTCGGCTGCGGTTGATTCGGCGGCTCAGTATGTGGCTGAGGTTGATTGGGATTGGGATTATTCGCCATTGCTGTTGCTCCTGTTTGCTCTGTTTGCCTCGCCGCATCATGCTCGCGTCGTGTTTTCTCCAGCGCCGACATGCCGGCGTAATATGGGCGATTCTCAATCAGCGCCTTGTTATAGCCGGCATCGTAGCCGGCATCGTAGCCGTTGGCGTATGCTTGATTCTCACCAGCTCCACGATCCATGGTCCTTCACCAGCAGAAAAAGAGGCAGGCCGATCGTAGCCTGCCAAGTCGGGGAGGAACAAGGCACAGTCATGGTTTTGGCGGATCAGCGGCAGCACCTGCGCCAGCCTCAATCGCCGCGCGCCGCGCCATCCCGGCTTCCACCGCAGCGATCACAGCCTCAGCCCGCGCTATCACCGCCTCGGCCCGCGCTATCACGGATTCTGCACGCATCCGCGTGGAATTATCCGTCTCCAAGCCCCAGCGCATGGTCATGGCGGCGGCGCCTCTGCTGGACGCGGACGCGGCAGCTCGATCGGAACCGATTCGTCGCTCTGCAACCTGAAACGACCATCGGTCGGCACCACGCATTTCGACAACAGATCGGTGACGTATTTCTGGTATTCAAATTGGCCCTTGAGCATACCGTCACGGAATTCCGCGGCCTTCGCCAACGCATAGAACATGAAAACCAGCATCGCGATGTTGGCCACGATCAGCGCAAGCGTCGCCGGCTGCGCCTTGAGCGCGTCGATAAACGTGCGTGCGGTCTGGCCCGCCTCTTCGCCGATACCCGGATTCACACCTCGCCTCGCTCAAGTGGAACAATTCAATGGTTCGCTTGTTTTGTCTCTGTCGTGAGAGCATGCTGATCGCCCCCGTCCCCCGGCAAGCGGTCATCCCCTCCCCGCAGGCTCTCACGCAAATCCTTCCACATGCAGGCTCGATCGATGGCGCGCGCAGCAGCGATTATCGTTTTAATGCTCGCCACAACGCCAGCGGCGGCCCAGGGCTGGGGCTGGGGCGGAACCTATGATCCCTACTGCCCGCCAGGATGGTGCTACCAGCGGCCCGCCGTCGAGCAGCGCAAGCCTGTCCGCCGTCGAGCGCCTCGCGAGGCCGAGCGACCGGCAGAGCACCATGCCAAACCAGCGGCGAAGGTCGCTCGTGCTGCGCCGCAACGCGCGATGTCGCATGACGACGAGCGGGAATGGCTCAACAGCCGGGTGAAGAATTTCTGCCAGCGTTATCCCAAGGATCAGGCGTGCCATCCGCCTGAGCAGTCCAAGGAACCGTAAATCATCCAATCGACATTCCGCCGATCGTCCAGCTTATCCACGCGACGATCGCACACCATAAGATCAGCGCGATAAGGCCCAGCGCTAGGCAGAAAACAATATCGGCCTGATCATTCCTCAAAAAATAGCGCCGGCCGGGCCCTCACCATGATAAGAGCCCGGCCGATTTCGACATCCGCATCACGCTGTCTTTGCCCGATTGGTACATGACGTGGGTGCCGGCATCGCATGGCCAGACCGGCTGGACTGCCATCACGATCTCGCAATTTTGCAGGGAGACGCCCGCGCCTAGGAGCAAAGGCGCCTCCCCTCTTCAACCTGCACCCTAGGTATTGCAGACGAAGCCGAATGGGCTTCTCAATTATTTCTTCACCGGCTGACCTACCGGAGTGCTCGGCAGTGTGCCCGCCTGCGGTGGAGCATGAGTTTCGTCAGGCGGGCCGCCACCGGGACCGCTCGGAGGAGTTGGCTTTCCGCCAGGAACATAAGCAGGATGCCAGCCCTGACCAGGAGTCCATGCCCAAGCCCAATTTGGATCAGAAGGATTGGTCGGAGGAGCGCCTGGCTGGGTGGGAGGCGGCTGCTGGCCCGGAAGACCCTGGTCGGGATAGTTGATCGGTCCCCATGGCTTGGGCGGGTACGGCGGTTGCGGACCTGGGAATCCGATATCCATGTAGGGCGGGCGTGATGGCCAGAGACCAGGCTGCTGCCCTGGAAGACCCTGGTCTGGGTAGAGGATCGGACCCCACATACGAGGCGGCTGGCCCGGCTGCGGTCCAGGAAGGCCCTGATCCGGATAATTGATCGGACCCCAGGGACGTGGCGGCTGACCCGGCTGCGGACCTGGAAAGCCAGCGTCCGGATAATTCCCCACGCCGCCTCCACCCCAGATTCCGAGCGGCGGCCCGCCAGGCATCGGCCCCCCGCCGACACCCACGTCTGAGAAAAACAAAATGCCTTGGAATGTAACTGGTACTGCAGCCATGTGATCCTCCTAGGCTATTGCCAGCATGCCCGGCTGACACGGGTGAAATTGTGTTGGCGCGCGCTGCTCATCACTCGCTTGTGGTATGGCGGCGCATGAATTCTTCATAATCACGCCTGGCTTGCGCCGCGCGCTCGGCGGTCAGCCTGTTGAGCGGCCCCAACGCGGCTTCAAGCTCGGCATGCGTGTAGACGTAGTCGCCAACCTTGTAATGGCCGAACCATTGCCGCCATTTGCGAACGAGCCAATTGATCATCGGCCTTACTGCAGCTTGAGCGTGCCAAGCACGATCGTCGCCCGGCGCTTCATCAACGGACATTCGTCATAAGTCTTTGCACCACACCCCGGACGAAATGGGCACACCTCGTCATCCTGTGTTTCGTACTTGCACTGAAAACCGATCAAATCACCATCGAAGCCGCGAAGCTGATCGTCCTGCTCCACAATAAAGCCCATGACCGTGTCTTTAAGAATGTCCATCTCAGCCTTCGAATTGCACCATCGTGGCGCGCTTGGCCTTGGCGCGAGCGCGCCTCGGCTTTATAGCTGCAGCCATTTCCTTCTCGACCTCGGCAGTGCCGTATCGCCGGCCGATCGAAGCTTGGCTAGGCTTTTCCGTTTCACATCCAGCGAGCTTGCCATGAGCTTCGGCCAGCGCCCGCTTCAGCACCCGCACCTCGGCTTCCAATTCGTTGATCCGTTCGACCATGGCGGCATTCATGCGACTGCCTCGCCGGAACGCTTAGGCTTGGCGGCGCGCATCTTGCGCATACGCTCGGCAGCCGTCAGTGCCTTTGGCTTTCCACCATGGCTTTGCGCCAGCGCCAACTTGAGCGTCTTGACCTCGGCCCGCAACGCCTCACACTCAGCACGTTCCGTCTTGAGCGCAACACGTAATTCCATACACTGCTGGCACGTTACGTTTTTCGTAACAGCCTGCTCGGCGTTACGGCCTTTCGTAACAGGCTTGTCCGCCAGCGGATTGTCAGCGCGCTTGGCAACGGCGCCATCCCACACATGCGGCTCGTGCGTGTAATGCTCATGGCCGCACAGCTTGCATTTGGGCCGCTTGACCATCACGCCGCCTCTTCGGGCTGAGCCACGCCCTCGATCGTCCTCATCTCGTCGGTGACATCCTCGCTGTCGCTGTAGACCTTCTCGCCGCGGTCATTGAGAATCGTCACATTCACCACGGTGCGCTGGCCATGCGCTGCCGGAATCGCCTCTGCCGGAGCCAATCGCGTCGATTCGTAGGGTAAAATCTCGGCGAGATAGCGCAATTGCATGACGCACAATTCCATGAACGTCCGGTAGTCACCGCCAGGCCGCTCGGTGCCATCCGGGTTCCACGGCTGCTTGATGGCCATGGCACTGCCGAGATAGCGCGCCGTCTCACGCAGGCTCGTCAGCGAAAGCTTGTGCACTGCAGGCACATTCGCCTTGGCCTTCTCCAGCGCAGCAATTGTCTTTTTATTGAGCGCGCCGAGCGGCCGGCCGCCCTTGTTCCTGTCTGGATCGGGCGCAGATTTGGCCTTCTTCGGCTTCTTGTAAGACGATTTTGATAGGTCTTGCAGCCTCATAGCGGTATTTTACCACGCATTTCTCTTTTATACATGGTCCGTCCGTGGACAAGTCGAATACCGCCATCAGGCACTCATTTGCAGCGTGGCCGCCTTGGCTTTCACCTTGGCCTTGCTGGTCTGGCGCTTCGGCTTTCCCAGCCGTTCGGCCTTGATCTGCTCGAAGCTCTGCCCGTCCATGGTCGCCTGGTTGCCGGTGAAGTTCTGCCAGCGCTCGATCGAACAATCGACATAGCCCGGATCGATCTCGATGGCGTAGCAACGTCGCGCCGTCATTTCAGCAGCGATAATCGTGGTGCCTGATCCGACAAATGGATCGTACACGCCATCCCCCGGTTGGCTGTTGTTCTCGATCGGACGCTTCATGCACTCGACGGGCTTCTGGGTGCTGTGGCCGGTCTCGGATTTGCGGTGTTCAATTGTCCATAATGTCGATTGAGTTCGGTCGCCCTGCCAATGCCCATGATCGCGCACAGCATACCAGCATGGTTCATGCTGAACATGATAGTGGCCTCGCCCGACGACAAATTTGATCTTGCCCCAAATGATTTGCGTTCGAATCTCGAAGCCACATTCCATGAGACTTGCAGCAACCACAACAGCCTTTGTTCCAGAATGCCACACATAGGCGACGTTTCCCTTGAATAGCGCCCATGCTTCACGCCAATCCGCGTTGTCATCATTGAGCACAGCACCCTGTGCCGGTCGGCTATTCAGAGATTGCAGCGCACGTCGATGTGTCGCGTCATATTCAACGCCCCATGGCGGATCAGTCACCATCAAGTGCGGCTGCGCTGCCGAGAACCTTGGCGACATCTGCTGCATTGGTGGCGTCACCGCATAACAATCTATGCCTACCAAGCCGCCACAAGTCGCCCGCCCGCGTCACCGGAATCTTCGGCGGCTCCGGCGCCTCGTCGGGATCAGTCAATCCCGGAGTCGCATCAAATGACGCTAGCTCGGCGTCACCAAATCCCAGCAACGGCAGATCGAAGCCATGCAGCTTCAGCTCGCCGATCTCCAATTTAATCAATTCCTGGTCCCAGCCGGCCAGCAGCGCCACCTGATTGTCGGCAATGCGCAGCGCGCGCTTGTCGTCGTCGGACAGGCCATGCTGCACCACCACCGGGAAGCTCGTGAGGCCAGCCTTGAGCGCCGCGAGGCGTCGGCCATGGCCTTTCAGAATCACGCCCTTCTCATCGACCACGATCGGCTGGTCGACGCCGTAGCGCGCCATCAGGTTGGCCAGCAGATCGATCTGCTCGTCGCTGTGGGTGCGCGGGTTCTGCGCGTAGGGAACGATCTTGACGAGCAGCCGGTTCTCGACCCGATCGGCAGGCTGACCCTGCGATCGATTCAGCGAAGGCTGTGGATGCCTTTTGGACTGGGAGGCGGCTATCCTAGCCATGAACGGATTTCTCGCATGGGCGGCCACCTGTGGCGGGGGACGAGGCATTCTGGCTCGGCTTCCGCTCTGATTGCGCGCACCGCGTGCAGTGCTGGTCCATGCTCGGCAGCATTCGCAATAGCCTGGAGCTTCGAATTGAGCTTCACCCATCAGGCATTGACGTGACTGCGTCGCTGGGCCCGGCGCTCGATCTGTTCCACCTTTGGCGCCTTGACCTTCTTGCGCTGCTTCACAGCCGGCAATTGGAGCACGCGGATATGGATGCCGAGTGGCATGCAGTTGAGACCCATGCCAAGGCCATTCGGCCATTTCACCGCGTCCACCGCGGTCGGCCTGCCGCCGCCTGGGAGACCGGCAAACGTCGCCTCCCTGGTGGGAATGATATCCGTCACCATGATGCGCTCGCCATTGTCGCATTCCACGAATGACCGCGAGCCCTCGATCAGAAAGCGGCGCTCGAACACGATCTCGGTGCCCGGCCGCAGGCATGTCAGCCTCACCTTTTCTGTTTTCTCGTCCTGATGCGCAAAGCCGCAGATACGGCCGATGTTGATCAGAAACAGATCATCGCCAACCTGCGCCTTGCGGGTGCAGAAATCACGGGCCTGCAGAGTCCGGCTGTACCTGCACAACTGCGCCTCCTTCCGACGAACCATGGAGAAGTGACCTGAAGTCTAATTCAATCGGAGCTGATGGCCGTGATCGAATTAGCTTGCTACGGCCGAATGACCATGGTCAAGTCAAAGCCGCCTTGCATCCATCAAAGCGAAGCAGGCCAAGCGACGCCAAGCCTAGCGAAGTAAAGCTAAGCGAAGCTTAGCCGAGCAAAGCAGGCTAAGCGCAGCTTAGCGCAGCAGAGTCTGGTAGAGCCAAGCTCAGCCGAGCAAAGCGCACAGGCCCGGGGCGGTAACACGCTTCGGGCCTTCGTTATTGCTGCCGCAGCAGCATTGAACGGGATTCCCCGCCGCCTACGTGACACTGAGCTTGAGCCAATCCCGCGGACAAGTGGCCACCGTATCGCCTCCTAGGATTTGAAGCAACACAACAATCCGCTCCCGGCGTGTCATATTTACCACACCATGAAGCCCTGCCATGGGACCGCATTTGAACTCGACGACGTCACCGGCCTTGATCTGGCGCCGGCGCTCATGATGCAGCAAACCATGGCTCTCGCGCCATTGCAGCTGCTCGATCTCCCGATCGGCGATGGCCGTCGGGGCGTTGTTGCCCAGCAGCCTCCGAACGCCCCGGGTGCCGTTTATGGCCCTCCAGCAGGCGGCATCGGCTTGGACCCTCACGAACAGATAGCCCCAGAATACCGGCTCTGGCGCATCGATCCAGCGCCCATTACGGCTGCGGCTGCTCTGCAGCATCGGATAATAGCTCTCGAAGCCCTGATCGGTAAGGCCACGGATGGCGACCTGGGCGCGGCCAGATTTGATCTGCGCGCAGAACCAACGCTCTTGCATTCGATCCAGTCCAAGCTATGGATCGATCCCGTTGGTGCCTGTCGTCCTCGATTATTAGCTGCGCGTCAAGGACTTGCTCATTAGCTTGATCCACTCCGCGCGCATTCGCGCGAACATCCCCTGCAATTCCACATTCTCTGCGCGCAGCGCATCGAGATCAGCGCGAAGGCTGGCGTTCTCGTCTTCGAGTTCGGCAATGCGCCGCTGCCATTCCGACTTGTCGATCACGTAGTCGCATCGGGCCTGCGCATCCGCCTCCTCGTTCGATCCCATGCCGCCATCTCGCGGTAGAAAGCCAAGCCCGTCGACGGATCGAGGCGGAAAAGCCGATTGAGATTATCCAGCACAGCGCCAAGGCCGCGCCAGTCGCCCGTAATCAGAAGCATGCGTGCTTCGAGTTTTTGCCGCTCGATCTCATCGACGATTTGTTTCATGCCGGCACCACAGCGATGAGATTGACGGCGAAATGTCCGGGGTCGAATTCCTCAGTCCATATCTTCCAATCTTCGAGGCCACCCGGTAGCCCGAACTCGGCTGCGAGAGCCATGACGGCAAGCACGTTCGGACACGCGCCAGGCTTCCCGTCAACCGAGATCGAGAGATGACGCACGAGGCCAGCCGGTTGCTCCTCAAAGCTGATCGCCGCACGATAGCCCATAGGAATCTCGACATGGTGCGAGCTGGGGCGCCACCCTGGCGGCCGATCGGCCAGCATGATCTTCGCTTTGTCCGGCATCGCCAGCGCCATGACCACGTCAAGCGGCACCGGCGTCTTGCGCGCCTCGGCGATCGCGCGGGCGATCTCGGCGCGCACCTCGTTGGTAATCATGAGCGAGCGCGTCATCGCTTCGTCTCCCGTGCAATCTCATGGTCGCATTCATTGTACGGAAAAGCCCGATCGATCGCCGCCAGCCATGCGGCGCGCCATGCCTCCGGGCCACGCCTCTGCTCGGCCACGATCCAGTGCAGCTTTTCGAGGCTTGATGGATCAGCCATGAGCGCCACGCTGATTTTGACGAATCCATTCCAGCCACTCACCTTTCGTCACTTTGTACTCGCTGATGAATCTGGGCGCGGAGGCGGGCATTTTCCTCGTCGTACTTATTCATTGCTTTGTCTCGCTTTCCGCCATTCCTTCGGCTATCATCCGCTCGTTGATTGGAATCAACTCACGCACGGTATTGCACCAATTCTGAATCATACGCTCGCGAAATTCGTCGATCTCAGGCTTGGCGCCTTGATGGCCAGCCAGCCAGATCGCGAACAGATCGGCCAGCACCGCGAGCTGAATACCCGGCGGCAACCCATGCAGCATTGGCGCAATGGTCGAGACGACCTTTTCCACCATGGCATCGAACACGGCAAGCCCAGCATTCTCCGAGACATCCGGGACAGGGTTTGGTGGCCTCTCGTCAGCCGGCATCAACTCGCCCAGCCGCCTCGCCAGCATCGTCATGACTACGAGAATCGCATCGGCCTCGGTCTCGGCGAGCAGCACCTCGGCGTCGTCGCGCCGCAGCACGATGTTGCCAAGCGGCTTGTCCCCCGGACCTCGCCATGCGAGATCGGCGCGGATTTTGTTGAGAACCTCGATGCGCGTCATGATGCCGACCAACCGTTGCGATGCGCCGCTGATACGGAGACCTCCGTGTCAATCGAGCATCCATATGGTGGATGAAACGTGTTGTCCCCGCCGCACGTGACGCACACGGCATTGATATGCGTCACGGCATCGTCGACCACGTAGGTGTAAACCGTGCCGCTGCATTTCCAGCACGGCGCGCCGTTGTCGGAATGATAGCGCGTTCTCATGGTCCAGACTCACTACCGGTAAATGAAGCCGCTAACAAATCGGCCGCTCGCCCAGTGATCATTTGAAGTTGTCCAATTCTCTGTAATCATCTTCGGTCATCAGCGTCGTCCGCTCGGCGACGCGATCGATGATGGCCTGCTCGCGATCCGTCAATGCGCCGTTATTATGGCCGTTGCCGTGACCATTGGCATGGCCGTTGCCGTTCGCGCGATCCCATTGCGTTTCGCGTTCCTGCTTGTATTTCGCACGGCGCCTGATTTTGTTTTGCTCGTTCACCCATTTATCTTTCGAATAATAAATATAGGCTATCAATTCTGGAACCGGCGCACCGATCAGATCAGCGGCAGGCTCTCGATCGCGCGGAAACGACCCGAAAATTTCCTTGGTCTTCACCGCCGCCCAACCGGATTTATAGCCTTTCTTCTGCCCAAACCACCATAGTTGACCAAATACGTGCGCCTTGTCCGGTAATTTCTTTCGCCAATCCGCAACCTCGTCAGTTGGCTTGACCTCGCGCAGTGTGCCGCGCTCAACCGGAATAGGATCAGCGTGAACCTTGGCGTCATGTCCGCAATGCGGGCACACCGCGCACCGTGGCGGTTTCATCAAATGGCAGGCCGGACACATTTTTGGCAACAGAACGATCTCGGCCTTGGGCTTCGTCTTGCCATCGTCCAGCTCGGGATGATAGGCGTAAATCTCATCGACGAATCCGAGCCTCGCCGTCGTTGTGCTGTGATCCAGAATCAATAAATCCTGCTTGCCTGGACTCGCCCGCAGCCCACGCCCAATGTTCTGCACGAATCGCATGTCGCTCATGGTCGGCCGCGCATAGACGATGCACGAGACCTCGGGATAATCAATGCCAAGGCCAATCACATCAACGTTGCAAACGACCTGAATATCGCCTGCCAGCATGCGCCGCCGCACCTCGTTGCGCTCGCTCAGCGGCGTGTCGCAATCGAGATAGCCGGCACCGATTCCAGCGGCTATGAACTCCTTGGCAAGCTGGTCCGCATGCGCGCGCGAGCAGCAGAACGCCACGGTCGTCCGGCCCATGGCCAATTGCTTCCACGTGTCGACGATATTGGCCACCAATTTTTTCACCCGCATCACTTCATCGAGATCGGCCGCCACGAACTCGCCGGCGACAATTCGCACATCAGTGAGATCAGGCGCATCAGGCGCGAACGTCCTGAACGGAACCAACACTTTCTCATATATCAGATTCTTGATGTTGTTCGCCGGGATCATCCTGTTATAGAGCTTGCCTAACCCCTTGGACCACGGCGTGGCGGAAAAACCAATAAAAGGCACCACGTTCCATTCCGGATCGGGAATCCATTCAGAAAACATGGTGAACATCCGATGCGCTTCGTCGACCAGCACGAGATCAGCCTTCGGCATCTGCCGATCGGCCCAACGGCGTTGAAGTGTTTGCACGCTGCACACCTGCACTGGCCTCGACCAATCCGTCATGTGATGCGCCGCCTGTATGACTCCGATCTCGTCGATGCCTTGCGCGTTGAGCGCAATCACGGTCTGATCCACAAGACCGATTGCCGGCACCGTAATGAGAACCTTCTTGTCACGCTCTCGCGCCCTGCTCACGATATCCGCGATGATCACAGTCTTGCCCATGCCGGTCGGGCCAGACACGATGATCCGGCCGGTCGGCTCACTCTGCTTCTGCTTGTGATTCCACGCCGCGTCTTTCAATGCCTCACGAACATTGTCTATCGTCTCGGCTTGATCAGCCCGAAGCACCTTCACGATAAAATCCTCCCTTGTTTTCCCATAGATAAAAGAACCGTTCTTTCCTACCCTACCCGCTTGGCCTTGCTACTCTTGCTTACTATGGTCGGCAAGATTGGCCAATTTTGGCAGGAACGAGACGGCACGCGGATCACCGTCTCTTGCAGGAAGCTCTGCTGCCACTCCCATTTTCATTGCCCCGCCGAGATATCGGTCGGCCAACCCGCTACCCTGCCCAACGATTGGGCGTTTGACGGCAGATGGCCTTGCATGACCAACTATCCGCCGGGATATGATGCGGACTCGCGCCCGCAGGGGACCACGAATTACGCCGTGGTCGCGCGCTTGTGGAAGGCGTGCGCATTTGTCCCTTAGCCGAGCAGGCATCGGGCCGTCGGCTCAAACCGGCGGGAGTCTTCGACTGCGGACGGGGCAGCCACCCTCAACCAAAATCACGCGTGGCACTCAATCGGCACGAGCCGGGCACCATCCGCGGATATTCCAAAGATCACGGTAGGTTGTGGCGCGGCCGGCGGTGTTGGTGAGGACACATGCCGGCCGCCCGGTCGGGAAAGCGTTGGGGTGTCCCCCGACCGGCAACTGGTGTAGCGCGGCCGCCAGGGGAGCCCATTGATGGGCGGGCTTGCCCTGGCGACGCTTGCGGCAAGAACCCTACCGC